ACCCCGCACGACGGTTCCGGCACAGTTCTCTCGTTCAACGGCACCACCTACACCGTCACCAACGTGGTTGTCAGTGCCACCGACCCCACGGCGGACGAAGACAAGATTTCCGTATCGCATCTCGGCCAGACTGCCGGCGAAACCGCCAAGACTCTCGAGCTTCCGCTTGCTGGTGCCGCCTCTGGCGAAACCGGCCGCAGCGTCACGTTTGACTACATCGGCAAGACGTTCATCGCTGACAAGAGCACCGGAGCGTTTGTGCTCACCATCGGTGGCTCGGCCCTTACGGGCGTGAGCAGCAAGAACGGCACCGTGACCAGTTCGACGCTGACGCTCGCCACGCAGGACGCCATCCGAGGCCAGGCGACGATCAAGCTCGAGCGGTAAGCCTGACGGAGGACCGTCATGGCTACCTATGCGTCTGGCGTCACGGCTACGTGGAACGGCGTGGCGTTCAGCGAAGTCTCAGAGTTGCGCGTGACCCACGGCGGTGCGTTGCCATTGGCTCGCGCCAGTACGTGGACGCTTGACCTAGGCACTATAGAGATGTCGTGCTTTGCAACGGCCAACGTCTCAACTGCCAACTACGGCGTCCGCTCGCTCGTCACGATTGCTGGCGGCGGGTTTGCCTACCGTGCCACGGCGGTGCTTGAGAGGTTGACGTTTCAAGGCGTTGTGAACGACGTGACCCGCTACGGCGTCACGCTCAGAGTCCAAGCCTAGGAGATTCTCATGGCCCTGACTGTGCAAGAGCTCGCCGCCCAGATCCTCGCATCGGACGACCTGTCTGTGCTGAAGGTGACGGTGAAGGAGTGGAAGGATTCCACCGGCAAGCCGCTGGTACTCGGCATCCGTGTGATGACCGTGGAAGAGCGGGACAGCTACGAGAAGGAGTGGATCGGCAACAAAGAGCGTGGCATCGACAACTTCCGCACGAAGTACCTGGCCCGCTGCCTGTGCCATCCCGAGAACGGCGAGCGGCTCTTCGACGAGCAAGGCATCGAGCAGTTGGCGAAGAAGTCTTCGGCCGTCGTGTCGAAGCTGTTCGAGAAGGCGATGAAGCACAACAACATGACTGAAAGCGACGTGGAGGAACTCGCAAAAAACTGAAGACCCGGCCGATGCGGAGATTCCTTTTCCGTCTCGCCGGGCACCTTGGGATGACGGTGCGTGAACTGTCACGCCGCATGGATTCGCAGGAGTTGTCGGAGTGGGTGGCATTCACCCGCTACTACCACGCCCTGCCTGATCCGTGGCAGCAGACAGGCCTGCTAACTAGTGCGGTGCTGGCACCGTACAGCGAGCGAGGCAAGGCACCAAAGGCATCCGATTTTGTACCGATAGAGAAACCACCGCAGACATCAGAGGAGATGGCCAGGGAGTTGGCGAAACTCTCAGCAATTTTTGAAACGTAGCCATGGCCAACATTCTCTCATTAGCGATGAAGGTGTCTGCTGACGCATCCGGCGTCATCAAAAACCTCACGCCGGCTGAGAAGGCGTTGGAGAACCTTGGCAAGCAGGCCGAGAAGACCACTGCTGTATTCAACAAGTTTGCCAAAGACAACGAGGCTGCCGCAGCCGCACAGGCAACGCTGAACGAGAAGTTCTCCGCACTGGCAAAACAACTTGAAGGCGGCCTTAACGCCCAGGCGTACACGGATCAGTACGCTGCACTTCAAGAAGAAGTACGACAGACGGCGGCAGCGTTTGAAGAAGGCATCGCCACTACTCGTGCACTTCGCACGGAACAAAAGATTCACTCCGACGAGATGGAGCGGCTGAATCGGCTGCTACGAATAGGAGCGATTGACGAGCAGACATACGCACGAGGAGTTGCCCAGGCTGACGCTGCTCTGGCAAAGGCCACCAAGTCCGCAGACACGTTTGCTGACGAGACGGCACGAGCAGCCAAAGAAGGGCTGAAGTTCAACGAGATCAGCGGCATTCTTTCTGCGCTGCCAGGGCCACTTGGAAACATCGCCGGACGATTCTCTGGAATCGCCAGTGCGTCCGAAGGTCTTAATCGTGTATTTGCTGGCGGATTGAACACCGGCATTCGCAGCCTCGGCACGCAACTCTCGTCGCTAGCCACACCGCTCAATCTGGGCGTGGCCGCATTCGCTGCATTTGGTGCTGCCGCCACGGCCATCACCCGTGGACTCATAGACCTCGAGGGGCGAGTCGAGCAGCTGGGCAACACAGCCCTACGTCTCGGCACAGACTTCCAAACGATTCAGGTTTTGGACGAGGCTGCACGACGCAGTGGCGTTGCCATTGACGCCCTGGCGGCTGGCATCCAGAAGCTGGCCGTGAACATCAACGAGGCTCGCAGCGGCACTGGCAAGGCGGCTGACGCATTTCGTGAGCTTGGCATCACGCAGGAAGAACTGCTGACGCTTGACCCGGCATCGTTGGCTGAGAAGACGGCAGCGGCATTGCAGGGGATTGAGGATCCTGCACGCCGGGCGGCACTGGCGACAGAGACGCTCGGGAAAGCTGGGTTGACGCTCCTGCCAGGGTTTAATGCTATTGGCGAAAGCGAGGCGTCACTAAAGCGATTTGCCGCAGCAATCAGTGACGTAGACCAAGGCCGCATCAGCTCACTTGGCCAAGCATTCGACAACGTAAAAACCTCTATCTCTGGGCTTGGTCAAAACATCCTGCTGCCATTTGCTGGTGTTGCCGAAGGCGCATCGAATCTCGCTGCCGATTCTATCGGTACTGTAAGTAGGGTAGCTCAGGCTACTGGTGCTGTGCTCACTCCGGTTCTGGACACGGCTGGAAAAGGTCTAAGCGTTCTAGGCGACGGACTGGCGTATGTGAACGGCGTTTTTGATTCATTCTTTGGCAGCACTGAAAAGGCTGTAGAGAACGCAAAGGAGTTCCGTGCCGAAGTCGAAGTGGACACAAAGGCACTTGAAGAGCTGCAGCGTTCCATAGAGAACGGAAACAGGGCTCTCGACACTGCCATCAACAAGGCGGCCGAGTTTGGGCAAGAAGGATTCAAGGCAGCGTTTGAGTTCCAGCAGGCCCTTCGTGATCTTGCGGACGTAGCGAAGGAAGAGAACTACAACGGCGAGCAGTACGCCAGGGCGGTTGCCAACGCAACGGCTGAGTATGAGAAGCAGATTGCCACAATTAAGCGTGTGGCCGAGGAGACGAAGAACGCCGCCGAGGAAGCGACGAAGAAAGCAGAGGCTGACAAGAAACGGATTGAGTCTCTGCTTAATCCCAACGACGCAGCCACTAAAGTGCAGCAGGATATTGCCTTCGTCATTGAGCAGCAGGCCGAGGCACAGAAACAACTAGCTGCAGCCAGGGCTGCAGCGGATCAAGAGTCGGCCAACTCTGCAGCTGCACGACTCGCTCAACTCGACGGGCTGCGGACCAAACTGGAGGATCAGTCGCAGGCGATTGAGCAAGGATTCGCCAACGGCTTTGCTGAAGCGTTTACGAACACGGCCGAAAGCCTTGACGCTCTAGTCAACAAGGCTGGCGAGTTCGGGAACGCTGGGGCCGAGGCCGCCATGAAACTCCAAGAAGGAGTTGCGGCAGCCCAAGAGCAAGTACGAGACGGCATCATTCCGAAGCCTGTCTACGAAGCCGAGATTGCAGAGCAGCGTCGAGTCTTTGAGGAACGCATTGCCCAGCTAGAGGCAGTTCGACAGCAAGAGCGAGCGGCTGCCGCAGAGCGGTTCCAGCTCGAGGTTGATGCCAACCAACGAGTCAACGATTTCATTGCACAGCAGGCACAGACTGAAGTTGCAGCGGCCGAGCAGGTTGCCGCCCGTCGCCAGCAGGCCGCATTCAACATTGAAGCCATAGAGCAGCGTATCGCCCTTGAGCGGCAGTCGCTGGAGGCGGCACGCGAACAGAACGACTTGAATGCCGCACGGGCCGCTGTGCAGCGGATTGACTCCCTGAAGGAAGCTCTCACTGTTGAACAGAAGATTGCCGCCGGCCGGGAGCAGGAACTGCAGAAGCAGCAGCAACTGCTCACGAATCAGCAGGAGTTCCAGAAGCAGCAGCTGGCCGCTGCCCAGCAATACCAACAGCAGCAGCAGGCTGCACAGCAGGCCTACGCTAAGGAGCAGGCCCGCATCTTCGAAGAACAACAGAAGGCCGCCGCCGCAGAAGCGAAGCGGCAGGAAGAGCGGCTCGCCAAACTCAACACACTGGGCGATCAGACGATTGGCGTGCAGGACGTTCGCACGACGCAGGGTGCCAACCTTGTGCTTGACCTGGCGGCCAACGCTCAGGATCCCGCACTCATTCAGCAGCGGTTGCAGACAAAGTTGCTGGAGCGAATCAATAGCGGCATCGCGCAGGCGGCAGGCAACTACTTTAACCAGCCCGTGGCGATTGTCGGTGCAGGGAGGCTGAACTGATGGGCGTTGCGTCATACCAAGAACTTGCCCGCACGTACGAAAACGAGATCAAGGCGGATCGCGTTGCCGTGCGGCGGTTCGTCTGCACGCTGTCGGACAACACGCTCCAAGGGAATCCGACTAACAGCATTAACGACATCCTGACGGCCGTCGGCGTCAGCACGTTTGGCGAGGCACACCCAGATATCTCATTCGCCTTTCTTCGCAAGGTTCAAGTCAACGAGAGATACGGAGATTCGCCGTACCACGTCGAGGTGGTGGCCGAGTACGGAGAACTGACTGCCAATGATGTTCTTGCCCCAACGTCACGATCCGCTGAGTGGACTTTAGAGGCTAGCCAGGGGCAGGTGCCGGCGTTGTTTTATTACGACGGCAGCGGGAACGGCACGCAGTATCCGCTGACCAACTCGGCCTACGATTATTTTGAAGGACTCGTAACCGAAGAAAGCATGGTTAAGGCGACTTTGCGTCAGAACTATGCCACCGACTCGCTTGGGCCAGCAGGCAGAGACAGCGCGGACTTCTTTGCCGGGATGCGAGCACTGAACAGCCTGAACGACGG